AGAAGGCGTGTACTTTATTAAGTATCGCTTTCCCTGCATAGAATACAAGGTCTTTCTTATTGGCTATGAATTCATTATGAATGTCCATGTCTGCATGAATTACACCCGCACCCGTGGGGATGTGAGCCTACCGAAGTAATATGAAAGCCTGTCCCCGTTTTAGTAGTATCGTTACACTGACAGTTATACAATGGATACCCGTCACAGTTGTCCTCCAGGTACTGTACTAGCTTGTCCTTCTGTGTCTGACACCACATCTTAGCATCACGGATTAAATTAGCCATCTCTTCTGAACTTGCCGCCCTTGAATTCTCCTCCTCATGCACTCTTAGTCCTGAATTGTGCGTTTTAAAGTTTGCTTTTGGTAACCAGAACTGATACGCTTGCCACGCCAAGAACTTTTTAACATATGGCATAAGCGTAATATTTCCCCCGGTAAAATTGGGGTTCTCAGCTACTAACTCAGCGTATAAAGCATCCCCTATTAGCATCGCCAGCATTTCTTCAGACCGCTTAATAGGGTTATCAAGTTCAAGGTCTTTGACATTCTGTGAAATGTCAGCCTCGACTCGGAGATATTGGTAGTTAATCAGCTTTGCCATTTAACTCTTTTACTTTTTCGTTAGCCCAAACCATCATTTCAGACCCTCCCCATGCATCATACATGACCGCCTCGCAGCTTTCGCCATAAGGTTTGTCTTTATGTATAGTATTTTTACTTAAATACCGTGATAAACGCTTAATTTCCTTCGGCCCCAGTGGAATTCCGTTCAAAATCGCATCCGTTAACATCCTGCCTTTCTTCGGCTGGCAGAAAGTTTGCATTTTTTCCTCCCAGTCTACCGCCCGTTTAGCATTTGCCTTCGCCCCCGCGGGATAAGAGTCAAAATGTAGGTTCACAAACCTGTTTTCGACGGGTGCAGCCGGTGTTTGAGGGGTAGTTATCGTTAATTCTATTTCTGTGTGGTCTTGTGTCCATTTTCTTTGTTCTTCCAGCGTCATAACGCCCCACACTTGCGGGTCTATGCTCTCCAATTCCGGGAACGGGTTATAAGGGACTATTTTTATCGGGACGGTGACCGGATTAATGAACCGTTTCAGCATATCCGAGTAATAATCTATCAACAAATCCTGTGGCCTTTTGGCCCGTTGCTGCATTAGTTTCACCGCTGGACGAATCTGCTCCCCTCCGAAATTATTAGCATCATTTACATTTGCTAAAATAGCGGGGACTTTGGTAGCAATGCTTATTTTCCGGGTGGCCTGTTCATCCTGGACGCGGTATAAATCTGAATTCGCATTGGTAGGGAACGCCGCTAGCTCCGGCCATTCCTCTTTATTGTTTCCCCATAGGGTCATTATCTTATGCGCCCGCTTTGGTCCTGAGAAGTCTTTGGTTAACATTTCATCCAATAACTTCCCTTTGGTGATATCCTCATCGTTCCCATCCTTCTTCCCGGAGACGTCGTTAGGGTCGCCCACCATTTTAAGTACCATTGACTGAAGGAACCCGTTCTCTAAGTTGGTATCGAAGTAAACCGCCGCATTCTTTTCTACATTCATCCAATGCGAAGCGGAGTAGTAATCTGGAATAGGATAAAAAGGATGTTTCTGGTCTTTAATGCCAAGCCAGTTTATCTGCCCTTTCCATTTCTTGTCCAGTCCCATCTGAACGGTGGCCGCTGTTGGATTGTAGACGTCATATTCTATCGTCTGTGCTTTATTATAAAGCCCCGTCCCGAAATAGGGGTTGTAAAGTATTTTAGAAATTATACCTCTATCATCTGGTTTTCCCAGCCGGCAATAGGCAAAAGGAATATCAAATATCTGGGTAATCTCCCCGGCTTGATTGTACTTCACGATGGAAGCAACACCCCAGTTATGGACTAATGAATCCGACTGTATGGAATGGTACCGAAATAACTTTAAGCCTTGATTGTTAATAACAAGATTCTCAAGTCCTATCCCTTTATTGAATCCCTCTCCTGTGACGAAATCAACCATAGTAGATAAACACGCGGTCGCGGTGGGGGATCCTTGAACTAAGGCAGCTAATTTATTGGGAAACATATCATCCGGCCCGAAGGGTAGGTATTGACCGGACATTTCTACCTGTTGAGTGTAGGCAAATTCCCTTACTACGAAATTATAAATCTTGTATAAAGGCTCAGTGATTTTCTTTACGTCCATATCTCCGGGATATTGAAGCGGTTCGCCACGCGTGTGAGAACCTTGCCATAAAGCTGGCAATAATATCCTTCTTTGGCTTGCTGATAATCTTGCAACACAGTGGAGCGTTCTAAATTGGTTTTTGCCGATGAATTACGAATCTTCCGTTTGATGTCTGAGCGCACCCATGACATGTGATGCATGGTAATATCCACCATAAATACCCCGTCGTTGATATTCAAACTTCGGGTAGGGTCAATGCGAATCTGTGGCCCGTTCCACGCATAGGGATAGTTTCTGTTGAACGTGTGTTTAATAGTCGGGGTAAGTTCGTGGATGAAGGGAACTAACGTCACATCCAATCCGATTGTTAACGTGGGGCTTTTGAAGTAAGTAGTACAAGTACACACCAGCCCAATAAGTCCAGTGTCTTCAATTAATTTCTTGGCTAAGATGAATTTTTCAGGGTCGTAGAACTCATCTGCGTCCATAGTTATAAAATGGGTGAACCCTGCCCACCGCGCTAAGTCTAAACCGAAATTACGTTTGTCTGTTTCGCAGTCTCTTGCATTTTTAAACTGCGGTTCACGGATGGCTACCCTGTCTTTAAAAGTCTCCGGTATTGGAAAATATTCCCCAAAATTGCTCTTAGTGGAGCCGACGATAATCACCCCGTCTACAAGCGGTTCGATGTTTTTAAGTGAATATTCTAAAATATCCCAATCGGCCCAAACGGTGTAAATAGCGCATAACCGCATTTTTTAAATGGCATTTAAATTGTGATATTTGTCATGTTCACTTGCTATTGTTTCCATAAAGTGAAGGTAAAAAAACCACGAAGCCCGGAGCCTGGAAAACTTCGGGCTTTATTTCTTCAAATAGCTTTCCCACTTGTCGCCCTTCGGATGAGGGCAGATTTCATCCCATAATCTAGCTTTAGTTTGCAATGGGCAACCGCAAACTTTGCATATCCCCCATTTCATTTTATCACAAGTCGAACAGATTTTAAGACGCTTTTGGGCTAGTTCATTATTCCTATTGGTCAGCCAGAAAAACCACGCTAAAAGTATTCTCATACAATTCCCTGTAAATAAAACACTACCCCCGGTTCTGGGTGTGGATATCCATCTCCAATATAGGCCATATGTTTCCCACCCCTTTGATATTTCATCCCCAGCCGTTGGGCGATAATAGACCCACAGGTCATATCGTGCCGATGGTCATTGTAATGGCCTTTGAAACAGCCCGCCAGTGCGCTTGCCTTCCACTGCCGAAAGAACTCCATAGCAATAGGACTCTGTTTATTAAGCCCTGTAAATCCGGCTGAAAACATGAACAGCCCCCCGGGGACTTTGGCTTCTTCTTCTGTCAATTTAAAATAATCCTTTGTAAACTCATTTGTCCATGTCCCAACCCAATGGCCAGCTTCCTCAAAAAAGTATCCGTCATTTTTGATGATGGCTTCGACCTTTGATAAATCCCCTACCCTCCACAGGGAAGCATCGCACCAAAGCACTATATCATCTTTCTCAAACGCTTTCTCAATGGCGTGGATCTTAAACTGATAAGGACTTTCTGAATGTGTCGGGCTTCCTATCTGGCGATAATCATTGAATCCTAAGAACTTAGTTCCATTCAAGGACGCCTTTAGCCGGTTCTGGCCTAACCTGAATTCTTTCGTTGAAAAGTTGACAATTATCATCGGCTGAATACCATTAGATTCTTAACGATATACCACGGGGCTCCAAGTTTCTCCCACGCCTCTGAAATTTCCCCTGTTAAAACGTCATTGTAAATTAAGAAGTCGCTTAACTCCAACATCCAAAAGTCTCTATAACGGCAGTTGATGTGTCCCGTCCCTTCCTGTCCGGGTGGAGCTGCTGTGAATAGTAACGTTTTTCCGGTAGCATTCACAAGGTTCTTTATGAATTGCTCCGTTCCTTCCGGTTCAATATGCTCGGCCGTTTCGAAAGAAATAACCGTATCGAATACCCCCGCGTTTATGGGTTCGGTACAGTCCCTGTATTCAATGTATGGCCGGATAACTTCAGGGGTATGTTTATACGCCTCCCAAGAAATCTCGTAGCCTTTTATTGGTATTTCGTAATCAAATGCCGCTTCTAAGTAACTTCCTATCCCACAGCCGAAGTCTACCACGCTTTTAGGCTGGTAATTAAGAATATACCAATCCATTGTGCGCAGTGAATACTTTCTGGCATGGGTTACGTGCCATTCAAAGAACTCTTCATCATAAAGACTTATATCAAACTCTGGCATAAACGATGTTTTCGGCTGACGTGTAAATGATCGTGAACCCGTCCAAATATTTTTCATAGGCTTCCTTTAATTCAGTCTTCCCGTTCCACTCCACACAAAAACAGCGCGTTTTGGATAGGTCCATTTCTGGGATGACATTCATTTCGCCCCCTTCAATATCTATCGACACAAAGTCAAATTCTTTTATCTTCCACCTGTTTAAAGCGGTCTTCCATCGGAACGTCTTAACTTCAATAGGTTCATACTTAACTTTCCGAGAAAACCTTTCTTTTTCGTGTTGATAGAAAGTACCAACCAGGCCAGTATCGGCAGGAGTACATAGCGCCCCGGAGTTCTGAAATATCTCCTTGCCATTGTGTTTATAGATCGCATAGTCGTAAACGTATATTCCTTTGAAGTCTTTGTACAGTTCTTTGCACCGAGCGACAGCCGTAGGACTGCAATCAATTAGAATACCTTTCCACCCTTTCAGAGCTAGTGCCCGCGTATTGGAAAAGGTCTCACCGTCATTGGCTCCTAAGTCAAGGAACGTCCCAACGTGATATCCGAAGTATTCAAGAATGTGTTTCTCCTCCTGATTCTGACTGTACATGGTTAGTTATTTTATCTGCCTCTGAATGTTTACCGTGATTGTATTGAAGTAAAATAGCGTCTGTGTGGGCTTCTGACTTGCAATGTTTTAAGACTTGCTCCATCCATTCCCAATCTTCTCCATAGGACGTATCCGGAAATGAATACAGTTTAGCATACTTAGTTTTAACCGGACACTGATGCCACGGCTGTCTAACTACTGTTTTGTCAGGAGTGGAGGGTTCGTTCCATGTGTTATAAAGCGACATATCATACACCGCCCAATAGTTATCAAATTTCCCTATGGCCCGGAACGTGCACACGTCCTCATTCCTGCAACAAAGCCTTACCAATGTTTCAAGGTAGTTCGGAGCTATCGTTTCATCATCATCCAGAAACCAACAGTATTTCCCTTCTGCCCGTTGTACCAGTGCCTCCCGTTTCTTTCCGATAGAAAGCCCACCATCTAAAAACCGTTTTGAGTCGTCTATTACTATTTCAATCTGCCCGAGTGTTGGGTGAAAGGTTTGCATATAGGCCAATTGCCGATGTAGTTCGTTGAACAGATTGGTAAACTTTTCCAATCTTCCAGGCATGGTTGGGATGAGGATAGAGGCAATCATATCTTTCGTAGGTGACATACTATATCCCTGTGGTCTGGGAGTAAATTGTTATTAATTACCTCCCACTGGTTATAATCAACAATCAAATCCAGCGTTCGAAGATCCTGATAGAAATGGCCCATAGGCAGGAAGTCTCCGAGTGAATAACCTTTACCGAATTGACTGGTATGTCTATAGTTTGAAAGCATAAACACAAAGTCCCCACCGAACTTCAATGCTTTGTTAATTCCCTTCAAATACTTACTTAAAGCCTCATTTGACAGGTGACAGAAAACATTATAACAGAAACAAAAGTCTATTGAATAGGGATCGACAGGACATTCAAAGTTCTTATCTGATAATTCGATATAGGTGAAGTTCTCGTAGGCTTCGAATGCTTTAGGTTGCCGGATGACATCCATCACCGTTAAGTGGTTGAACTGACCTATCATCCGCTGGGTGAATGTTCCGCCCCCCGGACCAATCTCTAAAGCGTCTTTATGTGGTGACAGGAACGGCACTAAACCAACTTCACACACTGTTTCTATGCCAACACCGTAGCTGAAGGGTTCTAAATACCCTTCTTCACCCCATGCGGTCTGGAAAAATGTCTTATCGAAATCTTCTTTCATTTCTTCGTGTGGGTTTTGTGTGGCAGTCATACCAATACATCTCATGCGGAATATGAACCTCCGTCTTCAATAGTTTCCTTCTCGCTATTTCTTCGGACCATCTGAAATCCTCCATCTGCCACACAGCCGGAAACTTCACGTGTCTGACTTTGTCCCGTTTCATCACGGCTAAATGATTAGGCCATCGGTAGTACATCCCGTTCCGTTCTACATATTCATTACCTAGTTTAATTTCCCAGTTAACCCGGTTGGCCCCGTTCGTTGTGATGTACCCACAGAAAGTAATGACGTCCGGATTCTGGTCCATCGCCTTGACTATTTCAGAGACATAGAAAGCGGAAACTAAATCATCATCATCGGCAAAGCAGAAGTAATCGGAAGAACTGTTTTCTATTAGCAAATTTCGTTTCGTTCCTGTCGGTAGTGAACTCCCTCCGTCATGGTAGTGAATTGAAACCCTGTCTTTGAACCGTTCAACCTGGGGCTCTAAAATGTTCTTCAACCGTTTCAACTTTTCGAACCGTTCAGGTAAAGTACATATTAATATCGCCAGTGAACTCATGGAAATCCAGCCCGTTTATGTTTGGCAAACATCGCTTTGCCTTGTTCCCAATTAGCCGCACTTCTTCGATAGGTTTCATCGTCCGGTGCTTTGCCTACAGATACGTGACAGTGTTCGAACTTCAAATGCGGTGCAAACTTTAAAGCTCCCAATTGCATAGTCTTCCAATATAAATGCTCGTCACAGAACATCGACTTAAAGTCAGGATGAAAGAAGTATCCTAGTTTATTATAAAGTTCCCTATTCATTATAGGGATGGTCAGCACAGGAACGTGAAACTTTTGCAGACAATCATCTACTTTTATAAGTGTTGGCCCTGAATATTTGGCAAATTCCGCTTCTATGGCTTTTCCCCAGTTTGGAAAGCATTTGAAGTCATCGGATAGGTAAACCAAAATATCGCCTGTTGATTTTTCTGCGGCTCTGTTGGTTGCGTCTACGACAGATGTGTTCTCGTTAATGATTATAGAACCTTTGGCTAAAGAAATTAAATCGAACACCGCATATTTGCGATAGTATTGAAAGTTATTTGGGTCGCTTTGGTCAATAGATACAATTACCTCAGTTTCAACGCCTGACGTAATAGACCAATCAGTGACAGTTTTAAAACTTTTCTCCGGTCTTCCCCTGCTTGGATGTATTAATGAAATCATAGATAGGTGACTGGTATCCGGTGAATAGTGAACCACAATGACGGACAACGTTCTAAAATGAAAGGACAAAGCGGGTAATCCGTCATTCCCAATTTCTCTTTCACGCTTTTCAGGTCCGCTTCTCTTGACAATGACCCATAGCGTGACGGTACAACCATCAAACTGTGCAATTCTTCGTCTTTTTCAATCAATTCCATAGCAGGGGACAGAAATTCGTTAACATACCGCTTATAAATGTCACTTTTCGCGGAATAATGGTTCTGATAGATCGGTTGTTTCGCTTCTCCAGGTATTTTTAGCCCTAATTTCTCCCATAAGAGGCTAATGGTCTTCATAAATCCAGGATGCCACTGGTTTGACATGGCCATCATGTTATGTCGCCACGAATTTCGCGTAAAACTGAGTACCTGGTAGTCAGCTTCTAACCGTTCATTAGTTAAAGGCTGATGTCTACGAAGTTTCTGCGCCAATTTCCAGCTTGCCACCGCTATCGTTGGGCTGTCTGCACTGTTTACAATGGCTTCAATGGGTTTGTTCTCGAAAAAGATGGTAAGCCCTTCGTTATAGTAGGGGGTTGCAAATGGGTATAGCTTATTCTTCTGTTCAGGCTTATAATAAATTTGAACAAAGCTCATATGCGAGACCATAGTTTACCCGACCAAATACTCCTAATTGTCTCTCTATGTACATCATATTCTTTTGCTACTGTCGTTGTTGTGGCTCCGTAATATTTAAGACAACGTATTTCAAACACATCTTCCGGGCTCAACTTAGCAAGGTGATATGAAATCTTTCTATTACCTGACGCCCACGAATGTTTTGAATTATTCGACGAAGTAACCCATTCTAAATTATCAACGTGGTTATTTAATCCATTCCTGTCTTTATGATTGACTTCTGGGAGATTATTTGGGTTAGGAATGAATGCTTTTGCTATCAATCTATGCACCCTAAACGTTTGTTTTTTGTTTTTTAATAAGCCAATTCGGATATAGAGGTAGTCCCAGTTCTTATTTTTGAATTGCTTTAAAATTCTGGCTTTAGATCCTGTTGACCTGAGTCGACCAAAATTAGAAACTTGGTATCCTGCAAACTCAGGTATGTCTTTCCATTCTTCCATCATGCCTGTAGCCAATTACGAACGCGGTTGAAGCAGGAACCACAGCTAATGGATAACTTCTGTTTTGTTTCCTGATAGTACAATTGAAACGCTTGCTGCCACAATTGGTCTTTGGAATTAGTATCAAAGATGCCCCTGGTCTTTAGTGCAGCCTTAATTTCGCTCTTCGTCATGGGTCAATTTAAAAAATATCTTAAAAAGAACAACAAAAAAGCCCCGGTTAAGAGGCTTCTTTATTCAAAAGATTCGGTTTAGGTTAGAATTCGTAAGCCTGTACCAAAGCCAACGTAGTCGCATAGTCAGTGTTAAGCAACATTCGGTAAGGAAGCCCTTCTTCACCTATCAATGTCACCGTAGTGGCTGTGTCTTCTCCCTGAGCACGGCCCGTAGGAGATACGTTACCTTCGCTGGCCGTCAGTCCATTCTGAGCCCCATAAATTCTGAATTCGTTATTGTTTGTGAGCACAATGGCCCCCACAGTCGATACCAGCAAGTCCGCTAGTGTCGAAAGTTCAGTAGGCGTATCTACCACCAGTCTGAGAATCACATTCTGAAGAAAAGATACCGCTCCGGAATCCGCCTGTACGTTTATAGGGCTGTCTGCCGAATGAGAGAACTTACCCGCATCGAACAGGTACAGTCCATCATATCCGGTGAAGTTCAGTCCTGTGACGTATCCGGTTCCTGAGGGGTCTATCGGGCTTGAAAGCTGGTCCATGTTAAAGAGCCATACCTTTTTTACACCCGATATCTTTCGTTTTGAAAGGCAGTCGAAATCAAT